CAGCTTCAGTTAAATCAATCACTGGAGACACATTAGAGTTTGAAGTTTCCATTTTAATCCCAAGTGTAAGTGAGCGACTTCTTGGTAAAGATGGAGTTCGATTTACTTCATTAACTCTAGAACATACTAATCTTGTAGATGATAAGTTGTTAATATTGTTCAAAGAAACATCTTCAAATCCTTGGTCTAAGAAAGAAGTCTCCGATCCACCAGAACTAGTTCCAGAAACAGTTCTGACTGACGATGATACATTAGTATTATTTGGCGTTATAACATTAAATTGTGGTATTATTTGATTAAATTGAATATTTTGAGAAGATCTACAGTTTGATCCACCTAATATACTATTTGTTGTAAAGTTTAACATATCATCGCCAGATGATCTACCACTTCTGTTGAATTGGATATGATAATTATCGATTCCTCTATTGGTTTTAAGAGTTTGGTTAGATGGCATTGTATGTGAAGTATTAATCCTAGTTAAAGAAACTCCATTTAATTCATACTTATATACTGTATCATTTATTGAGTGATCTCTAATTATTGATTGATTTACACCACGATTTAAAATAGTTAGACTATTTGTTGTAACAGCCGAGTACGATATAACTTCATTATTAATGATAACAAATCCTGGATTTGCTCCAGAAATAGATCTACCTTCAAAAGTTGCAAAGTTTGAAGTATTAGCAATTGAAATTGTTGTATTAGATGTAATAATATTAGATGTTAAAGATTCTCCAGGAGTGTTTGGAAAAACTCCACTAATAGTCAAGATATTATCACTTGAATGCATTCCATGATTATAATGTAAAACTTCAAAAACATTTCCACTGTGTAGATCATCTAAAACTGTTGAAGTTGCTGAAACAACTGTTCCACCAAGAGAAACTGCTGTAGATGTAGATACTGGATAATATGATATAACACTATTATTTGTGAAATCTTCTCCAACAACATCTGTTAAAAATATTCTATCAACTCCAAAAATAGAAGAAACGGTGATTGTTGATCCTCGACCTCTTGTAATAGTGCTTGTAGTAATACCAAGCAAATCTCCCTGCTTATATCCAGTTCCAGTGTTTGCTATGGATACTGAAGATATCACATTATTTAAAATAGTGACAGTTGCTTTTGCACCACTTCCCGATCCTGTAATTGTATATAATGGAACATTAGAAAAAGTCCCATTCGAGTATCCTGCTCCGACATTTGTTGTCGTTATTATACCGATTGGACCACCTATATTTTCAACAAATCCAAACGTATCTCCCTCTGCCACTTTTGTACCTGGTGTAAAAATATTTTGTAAGTTTGAACTTGTATTAATTCCAACTACTATTTTTCTAGGTAAAGTTTTAATAGGGTTAATAATTAAAGGTTGAATATTTGCGTCTGGACTCGCATAAGTGCTCCCAATCGAAAGTGGTGGATTATAAAAATATGCAGTCCCTGTTGTTGATGTAAAATTAGCTTTATAGAATTTAAATTTTAAATCCTCGTAAACACTAGGATTCCAAATAGATCCATTCTGCGATTTAAATAAATTTCCACCAACATATTGATTTGAATAAATTACCTGCTGAGCATTTGGTAATGTTTGAGTTGCAACAGTTGGTTCCGTTGCTCTAGCAATCCATACCTTATAATCGTCTGATGAGGGTGATATTAAAGAAATAGCATATTGTTTATTTGGTTGTAAATAAATTGGAGATTCAAATTTAATATTGGTTGCCGTTTGACCATCAGATGATGTGGTTATTCCAGATGGTGATATTTCAGATCTAGCAAAGTTTTGAATTAATTTTTCCTTCGGAGTTCCACCAATATCTGTTTCCCTAATTTCTATGAATAATTTTTCAGTTAAATCTTTACTTGCAAAATAAAGATCAACACTGGTCAAAAATCCTCCTTCAGAGTCTGACCTAAATGTTTGAGATAATGGATCTCTTGAAATAGATGAGAGCGGCATTGCTGATGGTGGTTTTCTTACAACAATACTTTCACTATAGACATTTGAATTAATAATTCCAGAATCATAGAATGTTGTTTCTGTAAAAGATACTGTTGGTGAAAAAGAATTTGTAGAACTAGAAGAGAGTTTAAATGTTTTTGATCCAGAACTAAATGTAGATGGTGGTGTAGGATTTAATAGAGGATTTCTTATGAAAATACATCCAATTAAATCTCCAACAGAATCAGTTGTTAATGATTGCTGTACCACATTAGATTGAGCACCACTTGTTTCCCCAACAAGTCTCATTCCAATGGGAGTATATCCATAAAATCTACCATCAGCATCATCACATAATGAAAAAGTATCTACATTTAAAACTGTTGATGATGCTGAATATGTTGATAAAGTTGTGGAGGATGCATATGGATTTTCTGAATATATCGATGTTGGTATATTATACGCACCCGATTTGTGATTTGAGTTTGCAACTCTGAAAGATGCTACCTTGACAGATCCAATAAATCCAGAAACTATTTCTCCAGATAAGAATACACCGCTAATCATAGAAATTTTTAAGAGTTTTGGAATTACATCAATATTTGCACTCCCACCAAAAAATGAATAATAATTTGTAAAAGGTTGAAGACCATTTGCTCTAAATTCAATATTTCTAGAGCGTAAACGATCATTTGATGGAGAACTTGGTAATAAGTTAGTAATAAATGTATCTTTCCAATTACTTTGAGTTCTCAGTATTATTCCACTTTGACTGTTTATGGTTCTGACCCAGGTATCTGCAGATGGTGTTAATTTAATATTTCCGTTAAAATTAGAAACACCAAATGGATTAACTTGCTCCTGTCTTGTTGTGAAATTTTGTGATAGATTATTCCATTCAATTTCCGAATAATTTAATGTTACAAGATTACCTGTTTTTTTAACATTTTGATCTAACAAAGAAAAGTCACTATAAAAATCAATAGTTTCTGTGTTGATTGTTTGTGCAGGTGCAACTTGAGATTTTATAGTATATGATGAAATATCAGAAAGTAATTCTTCATTTTTAAGATCAATTGTGCATTGTGCATCAATATTTTCTAAATCAATAAAATTATTCGATTTAAAATCATCAACAAAAAATCCAGTTTTAAATCTAGAAATACCATTAGAATCTAAAACTTGTAAAGATTTTGTATCTAGTTCGAGTAAAGATAAAGAGGTAGATTTTTCAATATTTTCGACTCTATCTTCTAATGAGCGAATATCTTTCATAGTATATCTTTTATTGTCACTAAGAGTAACTTTTACATCTTTAGGATTAAAAAGATATGCAGGTAATTCTATTTTTGCTAGATCCATAGCATCTTCAATTGATACTGGTTCTTTAGGATTTGGAGATGAAACTCCTTTAACAATGCTCAACACACCATTCTTATTAAGAACTATTTTGTCAATTCTAGGTAAATAATACGAATACCCAACAATAGAACTTTCATTTGGAGCAACAACTAAAGTTGGATTACTTCCAGCAGATTGGAAATTTCTACTATTAAATGCAAATGGTGATGATGATGATGATGTAAAGTTAGAAACTCTTGGTCTAAAATCTAAAACATCAGTTGATCTAACATCATTTTTTAATAGCGAAATATCATCTTTGTATCTATCAGATGCATAACTTTTAACTGTATATAAATCTCCAGTATCATTTTGAGGAACGACATACGAATTATAAACTATTAAAAGTCTTCTAGATGGCACAGATGCATCTTTTTTCCTAACTATTCTAGAATAATCATAATACTGCTCTTTACTTCCTTGATCTAAACTAAAATCTTGAGTTTTATTTGTATATTTTCCTAGTGTAATTGAATTTATTGATCCAATTATATTAGATTCTTCAAAAATTACTGTTTCATTTAATGAAAATTTATTAGAATTTAAATATATAAACTCAATTTGATTTGCTGAAGATCTAGTAACTAACTGTCCAACAGCCCCACTAGATTGACCAATTAATTTTTCTCCTAAAATTGAAGAGGTATCTAAATTTAAACCTGATCCAAAAGTTAATGAGTCTAATTGAACTGATGCATTATTTAAAGATTCATACACTGCGATAATTTTTACAACATCTGGCACATTTAATGATATTTCCTCATCTTCCACTCTTAATCCATAAAATGAATTTGTTGATAGTCCACTAGTAACCGTAGAAACTCCAGATGATGTGCTATTAATTGTAGTTTTTTGACTTCTTATGTAATTTTTTTGTTTATTTCTAATAGAATTTTTTCTAACTGTGACGTTAATTTTTACATTTGATTGACTTGTTCTTAATCCACTTATATCTAAAGTCGTTGAATTCGCAGACAAACCAACTTTATCTGCAGTTAATTGATCTACAGTCCCATCTTCATAAAAAACAGAATATCTTTCAGAATCATAAGGTTCAAAAAATGCACTAGATATTCCAACATCTGATAATGTAACAGAAACACTACCAACATTACTTGTAGATTTTGTAACTTGCCTATTTACAGTAAGATTTGAAGACGCTAGATTTACATCAGATATATTTTTTGAATTTAACTTTGCATATAAGAATGCTTGCTCTTCATTTTGTATACTAGGCACACCTAAAGCAAATGTTGAAGACACTGAAGATGTTGGTAATTGACCATCACAAACTCCAGCAACAGTGGTTACTCCAATCAAAGTCATTGTGAGACCATCTGAAGAAACAGAAACCACTCTATTATAAGTTTCAGTGGTAAATCCAGTTCTTTGGTATCTAACAATAGTATCAGTTTTTATACCTACAAAATTTTTTCCAGCGCAAGTAGCTACTCCTGCACTAATACTTAATGTGTCAGTTGAATTAAAATTTGATGCAATTCTAGTTTGAAGAACCGTGTCTGCAATAAATGAAGTTGTTAATCCTGCAAGAGATTTATCTTGATAAACTGATTTTATATCTTGATTTCCATATACTTTAATGTCTGAAATAGTTCTAGAATATTCAATATTTCCATTAATTGATATTTGTTCACCTACACTAAATGATCCAGATGTTTGCTGAATATTTATTGCTGATCCAAAAGGAGAACCAATAACATATCCAGAAGCTCCGCTGTTTAAACCTTTAATGTAAGTAGTTTCTGGACATTGAATTTCTGACAAACTTTGATTTAAAAATAAAGTTGTATAAGTTTGTATATCATATAAGTAAAGATTCCATGGAGTCCCTGAATTTTGATATGGGGCGTCACTAACTCCAAACGAATAAACTCTTGCTGAACCGATCGTGATCCCTGCACCAATAGTTGTTGAATTTTTTCTCCTACTATTTAATAATATTGAAAAATTATTATCAAGACCAATTGCTGGCGTTCCACTTACATTATTGACTCTTAACAAGTTTCCCATTTCAAATGGAATTGATGAACTGGGAACTGTTGATGTATCTCTTGATTTTTCTAAATCAATTATGGTTGTAGAAGATTTTTCAACGTCAAATCCTCTAACATATGCTTTTCCTGGAGAAACTTTGACTGCCAATAGATTTTCTGATGGATTGTTTCCCTGTTCTGTTTTTTGTGTTGTATAAAAAACACCATCAGAATTTATACGATCATTTAATGAATCTGAAATATCAATACTGAATGGATCAACAGAGTAATTACCAGATTCCTCATACGTTCTCTTTGCAAAATATTCCTTTATTAAAGAATAAGTATTTGAATCTTGTATTTTTTTAACAATTCCACCATTGACTCTTAAAATTTCAATAAAATTTTTATCATCATTATCTGTTAATCTTTTTTTAGTGAGGGTGGCAGTAATTTTTAATCTATCTGCGCCAGGTGCTGCATAATTTGAAAATCCAGAGGCATTATCATACAAACTGTTATCTTCTTTAGCATCAACTAAAGTTTCATCCACGAATAGACCAATTCTATATGAAGGAGTATTTGTGTATTGATCTAAAATTAAAGTATTATCTTGAACATTGACAAAATGTCCCCTAATAAAATAAACTCCTTTTGAAATCGAAACTGAAGATCCTATTAAAGATGCATTTAAATTAATTGCTGTGGCAAAAGTATTACCAGATGCTATGGTAGTATTACCATATTTAATTGATTCTTCTAGAATTAAAGTTTCACCATCTCTAAATTGAGTTATTTGAAAGTCTGAATCTGATGATATATATTTTACATAAATGGTGTAATCATCAGATTCAGATTCAAAATTTGTTAAGACTTTTTGAACAACTGCTGATAATTGTGAACTTTGACCTTTTATTCTTTTCCCAATTAATTGATTTAAATATAAACCAACGCTTAATCCCAGGTGAGTTGGATTAATCTTGACCGCATAATAGTTTGAATTATACGTTACATTTCCTGGAACTACTACAGATCCATCTTTAAAAATATGACTACCAAAGGATTGAATTTGATTTTGTAGTATTGACTGTAAAGTTGTTAGCTCTCTAGATTGAACTGGAAATCCAGGTTTAAAAAGAACGCGATAAAAATTTTTATTAGGATCAAAATCATCAAAATATGGTAATACATTAAGATTTGTTTTTTGTGACATTTTTAGAATTCCAGTATAATTTTAATATCCTCTTTTTGTCTTGGATTTCTAGAAACACGAGGTCTATTATCCAGATAAATTATATCTCCGGATCCTTTATTTATCTCTGCATTTGCCACTCCATTTGTAAATTCTGTTGCTAAATTAACTCTTTTAGTAGTGGTTACGGAGGTTGTAATTCCAGTGAATGTGGAATCAATTGATCCACTAAAATTATTAGTAGTTGTGATTGTTCCACCATTAATTCCAAAATTGACTTTCGTAGCTTCAGTAATAATGTTCTTAGAATCTTTTTGATCATATGAAGATGAATTATAATATAGTGATCTGTCTTGAAAATATTTTAAAACTCTAGTTTCTGTGTCATATGATGCAATATACCCAGTGGCAGTTCCAACACCCGTTATGGACTGAAATAGTCTAGTTCCTGGAATAGCATCAGCAG